ACATCTTATTTCACCCTTTCAAAAATAAAGTCCTTACATTCTTTTCCAATGCCGCGCATTGTTTATAAAACAGTTCTTCATCGGGAACATTGCATATTGTATAATGATACATACTCATCCCTCCAGTCCAACACTCAGTACCACATGACCGTCTTTTCCTCCGGCACACTATCCTGCAACGCTAATTTTTCCAAACAGGCAACCGCATGACCGAGGTAAACAGGAAAATCCTTGTCATACTCAGAAAGTCTGCTGTCTACTATCTCTCCACTCTTAATATCAACAGAAACCGAGCCTAAAACACCGCTATTTTCGGGGTCATACTCTGCCGAAATGATACCGTTATTCATTTTTATATTTTTTAATTTTAGCATAGTATTCGCCTGCCTCTTTTGCGTAATTATACTTTCCGGATGCTTTGATGTGAGCCTCGTCCTGTGGAATCCCCTTTTTCATCAAATCTCTTTCCATAATCTCGTGGTTAAGCAATGTGATGTCATGTGATTCCGGTTTGCCGTCAATCAATCTTTGCCACGATTCCGCCATCATATAGTCCGGGGCAAAATATTCAAGCTCCGCCCCGCCCAAATCATGTTTTTCCATAAAAATATAGCTTTTAATCGTTTGTATATCTTCTTCCGCAAAACCGGTTGCCTTCGCTATTCTCGAAACATCCGTTTTCATGCTGCGAACCAATCCGTAGTACCGTTCTGCGTGCGCTCTGGCTTCTTTGCTATGAGGATTCCTTGCCCCACTCACAGCACCTGATTTCATTATACCATTCTTTATTGATTTTTCAACGATTTGTCCCTCCAGTATGCCGCCTTTCCCCACAGCAACCCTTGTCCCATCCGCTTTCAGTCCCGTCTGTTCCAGAAAATCCTTCTGCCTTCTGTTCCATTCCGTTATCTTGGCGGATGCCTCACTGCTGTCCAGCCCCGCCGCATCCAGCGCATTCTTCTCCCGTTTCCATCTGCGGATGCTTCTTTCTATTTTTCGCTGCTCCTGCAACGCCTCGTACTCGGTCATTCTCACGCCGTTGTATTCGTAGTCCTTCGCCTGATATTCCTTCAGCAGTGCCTTGTCATATGTGCGGCTCATGCCCTCAAACCAAGGTCGAAAGCTGTGTGAGCAGTTCCATCCGCCCAGACCTGCGCCCGTCCCATAGCCTGTGGTTTTCACAAAATCGGGATACTTTTTGCTTTTTCCGCTGCGGCTGTAAATGCCGCCCTGCCATTGTGCATGGGAGGGTCTTGCCCCTGCGTGCGCGGAAACCTCCACAAGATCTGCACCCATTTCGTCCGCTCTGGCATCCTGCAAGCGAAGTGCCGTCCGGTTCACACCCGTTACCACCGCCCGTCTGACTGCCACCTCTATGGTATCCGTCCGCCCGGTCGGGTATCGGATTGCCCCCACGCCCTCGGCGGAAAGCTGCTTGATGGTGCTTCGGATGGCTGTGTTGTAATCCATGCCGCCTAGCGTAATCTGCATATAGGCACGGTCAAGTGCCTGTTCAAATTGGTGTGCGGCGGTGCGTGCCGTTGTCAACGTCAGATTGCGAAATGTGCCGGAGGTTTTCTCGTATCCTGCCTGCAATATCTTCTGCAAGTCCTCAGATGCCGAAACAGGCGGCGGATGGAGTCCCTGCCTGCAATAAACCGCATCATCGGATTTCAGTGCCGCTGTGCCTGCCTCCTGCATCAGCTGCCGCAGCTCCCTGTCGGCTCTGCCCGTCAGCGTTTTCAGCCTTGCCAAAATCTCCTCTCGCACCATCCCTGCCTCCTCAAGCATTTTCGCCTGATGCTCCACCGCAGGAATCCAGTAATCGTATGTGCTGATGCGCCTTGCCATATCCGCCAGTATGTCCGCCTCCGCCTGTGCGTACAGCTTTATCATGCCATCCGGCACACGCTGTAAATATTCGGGTTTCAGCATCCCTCATCACTCCCCAAAATCAAGCGTATCCTGCGCAGGAATATAGTCCTTTGCCTCCTCCTCGGAAATGCCGAAATACCACGCCAGCAGCTTTTCGGGCTTGAGGATATTTGCATCCACCATAGCCTTCATCTGTGCATATTCTGCGCCTGTATCCGTCAGCACACCGTCCCCCCAGTTGAAGGTAACCTCGTACTCCCCATCGGGTGCAAGCTGATATAGGCTTGTGTAGTAGTCCATCACCCAGACCAGATGCTCCAACGCTGTCTGTAAGGACTTCTGGATATTGCAGACCGCCGCATAGCTGCGCTGCTTGCTCATGCGGATTTCCTCCGCTGTCTTTTCCTGATTCTGTGGATCGGATAGGGTGCCATAGGAAAGATTGCAGTTAAACTCAATCCGCCGCAGTAGCTGATTCAAGCCATTGAACAGGGAAGCATCCCGAATTGCAGGGCTGAATACCTCATACAAATCCCCGGTTGTCCCCTTTTCCAGATTCAGAGAGCGGAACAGTCTCTGCTTGCCGACAGGCAGCCTTTTCCCATCCGCCTGCAATGCCCCGACAGAGGCATCCACTGCCAGCTCCGCACCTTCAAATTCCCATAGGATACGGCTGTATTGCCTGTCCGCCTGCTCCATCAGCCCCGCCGCTCTCGCACAGACCGATACGCCCAGAGGGGATTCCGCATCAATGTGGTTCGCAAAGGGCATCTTGAAATATACAAAAAGAGGACGCTCCAAGGTGTCCCCGTTCCGGTATCCCATAACAAGATTTTCTTCCAAATCCGCCCATTCATCCACGCTTGTCAGAGCCGCAGGCACACCCAGTTTCCCTTCTTGGTAGGAGATAAAGGCTTTGTTCTGCACCGTATAGCCTGCATCCGTCAGCTGATGGCTTTCCAGTCTGGTATACCATGCACGCCCCTTTTTCACACGCTCCACGAATACCGCACCCGTCACCTCTCCGCGGCTGTTGTATGCTGTCGGAATAAATCTGTCCGCATGCACAAAATCAATCGCTATCTTTCCGCCGTCCATGTAGGGCTTGAATACCAAGCCGCCCATTGCCGCCGCAAATTCTGTCTGCTCTCTCAGTCTGGAAAGCACAAAAGCATAGCCTTCCTGCAAAAATGCCGCCCGTCTGCCACTGCCGCTGATTTCGCTGTGAAATTCCACAGTAACCAGTCTTGCAATCTCCGAGGCAACCGCAGCGGCTAACCCAAGCGTTTCTGTGTTCTTATCTAACCAAGGCGGCTCATTGCAGAACATCTTCTGCCAGAGCGTGATGGCATCCTGCATTCCGGCGCTGATTGCCACCTCCGCACCGACCGCCCTTTTTATCGTTTCTCTCTGAAAAAACATCTGCAACACCCCCTTTACCCAAGTGATAAAATTTCGCATTATTGCCCCCTCCTTTTCCAGATGGGTTCTGTTCCATAGCGCACTGCGTCGATATGGTGATTGTCTCTGTCAGGGTAGCCGCTGATGACCTCCCCTGCCTTGTTCCTGTCATATTCGTAGGCGGTAAATTCCTTCGCCGTATCGGGACAGCGCACCGGGTCAATCACAATCCGCACCAAAGCCTGTAGCCACTTCATAGAGTAGTCCACACTCCCCGGTCCCTTCACTGCGCCACGGCAGAACAGCCCATAGCAGCGATAGTCCGCAACACTTTTCGGCTCGGCACTGTCCGCCGTAATCAAATCCGTATCCTGCACACCATATTGCCGCAGAAGCCTTGCCGTTTCCGCATTGCCCGTTCTGTGCCTTGTCAGCTCGCCGAAGATGTAAAGCGTCCGTCTGGCGGCATCGTAGTGCATCCGATTGAACGCCCAAGGGTCGGGATAAAAGCCCCAGTCCACGCCGTTGTAAATGCGGTCGAAGGCTGCAATCTCTGCATCGGTGATTTCCTCCACAGTTACGTTGTCGAATACCGCACCGCCGCTGCCGACCACCTCGCCCAGATATTCATGCCGATATGCCTTTTCGTTCAGCTCTTTCAGATATTCCGCCTCCTGCAAAAACGCATCCCCCAACCACGCAGGCGGCACACGGCGATAATCAGAAGTATGCACCAAGCGGTTTGCCTTCGGCTGTAGGCACTCCCGATTCACCCAGTTGCTTTGGCTTTTCGGTGGGTTGTAGCTGTAAAATACAAAAAAGCTGCTGCCACCACGCATCAGGGATTGATTGATGGTGCGGATTTCCTGCATCCCTGCAAACTCGTCCGCCTCCTCATACCAGATGTATTTGCAATAGCCCTTTCGGAATTTCGTAGATTTGATTTTCTTGGGCTCGTCCGCCCCACGAAACAAAATCCTCTGCCCTGTCGGGAGGTAGGAAAGCTGCAAAGGGCTTAGCTTCGCCTGCCATAAATTCTCTACGCCTAACGCCTCAATCGCCCAGAGCAGCTGCTCGTATACGCTGTCCTTTAGGTTGACCGCCACCTTCCGCAAAACAAGCGCATTTGCCGCCGCATCCTGCATCATCCCCAGAATGATTTCCACAGAGATAAAGGAGGATTTCGTAGAGCCACGCCCACCCTTCAGCCAGTAGTGCGTGTGCCGCCCCGCCTTGATGTCATGATGCACCCCATAAAATGAAGGCGCAATCAGCTTTGTTAAATCAGACATTTGCATCCTCCTTCGGAATATCATCTATGATGGTAACAGGCAGAACCGCTACCGTACCAGCCGCAGAATATCGCTTCATTAGCTCCGCACCTGCTTTCAGACGGTCGCTCAGTGCCGTATCCAAGCCGAACTGGTCTTTTACCTCGCCACGCATCACCGCAGTATAAAACTCCATCACCTCATCCGCATCGGCAACGCGCTTTTTATCCTGCGCCCCCAGCCGCTCGGCTATATATGCCGAAACCTTAGGGCTTTTTAGGGTTTTCGCTGCATCCTCTCCAAGGCTTTTCGATTGATATCCTGCCTTTCTTGCCGCTTCTGTCGCATTGCCGCATTCGATATAATAATCCGCAAACGCTTTCTGTTTTGGTGTCAGCTTCATGCGTCATCACCTCGGTATAAAAGGGCAAGCAGCTTTGCAATATCAACCATGCTGTAGGTTTCCAGTAAGGTCTCGTTTTTTGTTCTGCCATCTTCCAATTCTCTGCTTTCAATGACAATGTATTTCGTTATCATCTTCCCTGCTTTCGGGGAATACGCCTGTATCTGATTGATTTTTATTTTTCGCCCTTGCATCAGCAGGGCTTTCTGTAATTTGTAAACAGTCGTTCTTATATTCATTTTTCCGCCCCGCTTTCTTTGTAATGAAAAAGGACACCCGTTTCCAAGTGTCCCAAAAGGAGGTAATGCAAAATATCCGCCGTGTCTTGAAACCGCCTACTCGATTTCCATAGTATCACTATAGCATATTCAAAACGAACTTGCCGAACATTTCAGCATTTTTCTAAAAATCTTTCAAAATACATCCGACAGCTGTCACTGGTAGCTTTTCCACCGATTTTATCTGCCACCTCATACCATGACAGACGATCCAGTATTCTGTATTGGATAATCCGCCGCATCCTGCTGTCCGTAATTGAATTTATGTATGCCTCGACTGCGTTCGTCTGCTCCAGAAGCCGTTCCTCTCTTTCCGCCAGCTGCGCCGCATATAGTCTCAGATGTGTACTCTGCTTATCGTGCGCGGCATACGGAAACCCCTCAATGCGAATATGCCCGATTGTTCCGTCTGCCCTTGTGCCTGTCACAGAATCAATGACTGTTCCCTCCTGCCGAATTCTCGTCAGCCTGCTTTCTGTTTTCTCCATTCGCCTGCGAATGTCCTTGATTTCTTCCTGTAAATCCGCATACTGAATCAGTACATCCTTCGTCAAACTATCATCCCTCCAGCCGTTTCACCCATCTTGCTTTCTTCCTCCAGATAATGTCGTATATCTCGGCGTTATCCTCTGCATCCAACAGCAGCCCCAGTACGTTGTAGACATCCGCTGTCTCCTCCACCAGATTCTTCCTCGCCTCCTCCGCCGTCACTGGCGTGGGGTTGATACCCGTCAACGCTCGCCGCAGCTTCAATGCCGCCTGCGATAATTCCGCACATTCTTCTGCTAATTGCGCTAACAGCTCGTCCTGCGGAATGTGCTGTTTGATTTTCTCATCAAGATTCATCCTTTGTCCTTCTTTCTTTCAGATAGCTATAAACACCATAGGGCAACCAGAGCACGATAATCCATAAAAACCAAATAATCGGTGTCCATACGCTTTTTATATACTCTTCACTGAGTGTATTCAAAAAAAGACCATATCCAATCATTATGTACACGATTATCAAAATTGCCAAAATAACCATTACCAGCACTTCTCTCCTCTCTTTCTTTCCAGTGCCGCTTCTGCTTCTTCTCTTGTGAAATACAGGTTCTCATAGTCATACGGTTCCCATTCGTCAGCATACTTGACAGCCTTTACCGATACATCCTGCACCTTGTGCTCGCTGATATAAAAATAGTGGTTCGGTACGGTTTCTTCGAGGATTTCATACACCGTATCTCCGACCTTGCAGGGCAGCACCAACAGTCGCCCCTGTTCTCCCAAGTCCTCATAATATTTGAGTTTCTCTCTTAACTCCGCCATAGCCCAAAGATTCTGATAGAAAGTGGCAATCAAGCCTCTTTGTGTGCATATACCGTCCTCTCCGATGTAGCAACCCATCCAATCATCGAAGTCCTCATCCGATTCAAAAGACACCGCATCTTCTGTCAATTCTCTCAGCAGTCCCTTTGCCAACTCTCTTGCATCAATGTCTATCTCGAAATCTCTGTATCTGGTATTTCTGTTTTCATCAATGTAGCAGCAGTTATGTGCCAGACTGAACATACCCATTTCTTCTACGTTATCCATTGTCATCCTTTTCATTTTTTCTGTCTCAATCCATTTCTGTATCATGTTCAACACTCCAATCAATCGCCTGTCCGCAATTAGGACAGAACTTATAATCGTCATAATCTACCTCGTATCTGGTTCTGCAGCAGGGGCATAACCACT